CGTGGGTACTGAACGAAGATACTTGCCAATGGGAGGCACCTACACCCCATCCCGGTGGGACTAAGCATTACGATTGGGATGAAGATACTACCAGTTGGGTAATAGTAGAATAAAATAAAGGAATAACAAATGGCAGTTACAACACGACAAAGTTTAATAGATTATTGTTTAAGAAGGCTTGGACAACCTCTGATAGAAATCAATGTTGACGAGGATCAACTTTCAGAAAGAGTGGATGATGCTATTGAATTTTTTCAAGAGTATCACTTTGACGGTGTTGAAAAGGTTTTCTTAAAGCATACAGTAACACAAGATGATATTGATAATGAATATATAGGAGTTATTGATCCTGTTATCAGTGTCCTCAGAGTACTTCCAATTCCAAATTTCAATGCATTCCAAACTGGATTTTTCAATGAGGAATATCAAATGAGATTAGCTGATTTGGAAAATTTCCAAAGTTCTACGATGATTAACTGGGCTATGTCTCAAACTAATTTTTCATTAGTATCTCATTTGTTTTCTATTCAACCTACATTATTGTTTAATAGAAAACAAAATAGAATGTATCTAGAAACTGATTGGACTAATAAATTTACAGTTGGTACTATTCTTATTATAGAAGCATACAGATCACTTGACCCTGATACATGGCCTGAAGTATACAATGATATGTTTCTTAAAAAATACTTAACAGCATTAATTAAAAGACAGTGGGGAAGCAATCTTTCTAAATATGAAGGAGTACAATTACCTTCTGGTGTTACTTTGAATGGTAAACAAATATATGATGAAGCTATTGAAGAAATTAATAAAATAGAAGAAGAAATGTCTTTACGTTACGAACTTCCAATAGATGGACTTATAGGCTAATATGGCTACTAATAACTATTTCAATAATTTTAATTCATTACCAGAACAAGAATTACTTAATTCTTTAACCAAAGAAACTATACAAATTTCTGGAATTGATGTTCGTTACCTTCCAAGGACATTAGTTAAAGAAGATTTAGTATTAGGAGAAGATGTTTTATCAAAATTTGCTGCCTCATATGATATAGAAATGTATGTAAATAGTGTTGAAGGGTTTGGTGGAGAAGGTGATATAGCATCTAAGTTTGGATTAGATATTAGAGATGAACTTATATTAACAGTAAATAAAGAAAGATTTGCAAAGGCAGTTGGATTAGGTAAACCAAGAGAAGGTGATCTAATTTATTTTCCGTTTAATAAAGGTTTATTTGAAATTAAATTTGTTGAACACGAAAAGCCGTTTTATGCTTTAGGTAAAAACTTTGTATATGAATTGACTTGTGAATTGTTTCAATATAGTGAAGAAAAATTTGATACTGGAATGCAAAATATTGATGTTATGGCTGATAATACACTTTCTATTATATACACAGAACTTATATTTGATACTGGAGGAACGGGGAATTTTATTGTTGATGAAGAAATATATCAAGGTGCTAATTTAGCAAATGCAACTGCAACTGCAGTAGTAGTATCATGGATTGAAGAAACACAGACTTTAAAAGTTAAAGATGTGACTGGAACTTTTGCTGCTAGTACTAATACTACTGGTGTTTTGAGTAATGCAGTATGGGCACTAACATCATCTGATAGTAAGTTTATTCCTAATATTCCTTTTGAATCTAATAAACAATTTGAAACTGATGGAGATGCTATTTTAGATTTCTCTGAAAGCGATCCATTCAGTGAAGGTAATCTATAATGTTTGGAAAATACCATTATAATAAAAATATCCGTAATATAGTAGTTTTGTTTGGAACAATCTTTAATGATATTTCTATTAAACGAACAAAAGCTGATGGTACTGTTGATAGTGAATTTAAAGTTCCTATCTCTTATGGTCCTTCTGAAAAGTTTTTAGCTAAACTTAATCAATCAATTGGTATAGATGATCCAAAATATTCTATAACACTACCAAGAATGTCTTTTGAGATTACTGATTTTGCTTATGATCCTGTAAGAAAATTACAAACTACAAAGAAATTTAAAAAAGCAAAAAATACTACAGAAATAACTAGTGTATTTAATCCTGTTCCATATGACTTTAATGTTACTTTAAGTATCATGGTAAAATATAGTGATGATGGAGCACAAATATTAGAACAAATACTTCCATATTTCACACCAGAGTTTCAAGTCACTATGAATGAGTTGTCTACTATGGGAATTAAAAGGGATATTCCTATTATATTAAATAGTGTCTCAACCGAGGACACATATGAAGGTGATTTTTTAACAAGACGAGCTTTGATACATACTTTGACCTTTACTATTAAGGGTCATGTATATGGTAAAGAAAGTGACAGTGGAATTATTAGAGAAGTGGATGTTAATCTTGGAGCTAGTTTTGATAAGTTAAATAGAAATATTGATATTAAACCAGACCCATTGACAGCTGATGCTGATGATGATTATGGTTTCACTGAAACAATTACTGATATATGAAACAAACCACAGTAGAAAAATTAAACAAAGTCCTCGACATCACAGGGGAGTTAGTTAAAAAAGAAAAACCATTATCTCCTGATGTGGAAGTAAAAACCCAAGACCTTACAACAGAATATGAATTTTCACAGAAACAATATCATACTCTTATTGATAAAGGTAACAATGCATTAGACGAACTTTTATCTATTGCTAAAGCAGATGAAAGTCCAAGGTCTTTTGAAGTACTTGGACAATTGATAAATGGTTTAACAAATACAACTAAAGAACTTCTTGTTTTACAGAAAACTAAAAAAGAAATTGAGAAAGAAGTCAAAGACCCATCAACTGTAAACAACAGCTTGTTTATTGGGAGCACCGCTGAATTACAGGAATTGTTGAATAAAAAGAAATAAATTATGAGTGATCTATATTTAGGAAATACTCTATTAAAAAAAGCAGCTGTTCAACATAATTACACCAAGAAAGAAATTGAAGAATATATAAGGTGTCGTGATGATATTGTATATTTTTTAGAAAATCATGCAAAAATTGTTCATGTTGACGAAGGTCTTATTCCCTTTTCTTTATACCCCTTTCAAAAAGATTTAATCAATACTATAACTGATAATAGAAATGTTATAGTAAAAACTGGCCGACAGGTTGGTAAATCAACTACTACACTTGGTTGGTTGTTACATTATGTTTTATTCAATCAATCTAAAACAGTTGGTATACTTGCTAATAAAGCAGCGACAGCAAGAGAGTTACTTAGTCGTATACAAATAGCATATCAACATCTTCCTAAGTTTCTTCAACAAGGACTCAAGGAATGGAATAAGGGTTCATTGGAACTTGAGAATGGAAGTAAGATCATAGCTTCTTCCACATCTTCAAGTGCTATTCGTGGTTTTTCTTTTTCTTGTATTTTACTTGATGAGTTTGCTCATGTTCAAAGACATATCGCTGATGAGTTTATTCGTTCTGTTTATCCTACTATTTCATCTGGTAAAGAAACAAAAGTTATTATTGTTTCTACACCAAATGGTTTCAATATGTTTTACAAGTATTGGAATGATGCTGAAAATGGAAAAAATGATTTTACACCGTTCAAAGTTCATTGGAGTAATGTTCCTGATCGTGATCAAAAATGGAAGAAAAAGATTGAATCAACAATTGGAACAGATGCTTTTAGACAAGAGTATGAAGCAGAGTTCTTAGGTTCCTCAAATACACTGATATCATACGAAAAACTACAAGAATTATCATATAATGACCCATTACATAGAAAAAGTGATGTAGATATTTTTAAAGAAGTTGAATCTTCTCATTTATATGTTATTACAGTTGATGTAGCTCGTGGACAAGGAATAGACTATTCTGCCTTTACAGTCTTTGATATTACTGAAATGCCATATAAAATAGTAGCAAAATATAGAAGCAATCTCGTAGCACCATTGGTCTTTCCTAATATTATAAATATTATAGGTAAGAAGTATAATGATGCTTATATTCTTATTGAAGTAAATGATATCGGTTCACAAGTTTCCGATGTTCTCCATCACGATTTGGAATACGAAAACCTGTTTTCAACAGCGTGGTATGGAAGACATGGGCAACAACTAAGTGGATTTGTAGGTGGTAAAAGAGATTCACAATTTGGCGTACGAACAACAAAATCTATGAAAAAGATAGGTTGTTCCAATTTAAAAGCCTTAATAGAAGATGATAAACTCTTAATACCAGACTATGATATCATTTCAGAATTAACAACATTTGTTTCTAGTGCAGATTCTTTTTCTGCAGAAGAAGGAGCAAATGATGATTTAGTGATGACGTTGGTTTTATTTGCTTGGTTAGTAGACCAACAATATTTTAAAGAATTATCAAATCAAAATATTAGAGATAATCTTTATAAAAACCAATTAAATGAACTTGATGATTTAACTACACCGTTTGGAATTATTGATAATGGATTGAATCAACAAGAATACGAAATAGATTCTGAAGGAACAATTTGGACAAATGTAGAATAACCAAATTATGAGTATGATGAAAACTATATCAATATAAAAAATGTAATTTATTGTAAAGGAGAAATGTTATGCCATTTCAAGTAAGTCCAGGAATTAATGTTAGTGAGATTGATCTTACTACAGTAGTCCCTAATGTTGCCACATCTATCGGTGCTATCGCTGGTGGTTTTCAATGGGGTCCTGTATTAGAGAGAACATCTATCACTACAGAAAACGATTTAGTAAAAGTATTTGGTAAACCAAATGATGACACAGCAGAATGGTTTCTTACAGCTGCTAATTATCTTGCATATTCTAATAATCTTTTGGTTGTTAGAAATGTTGGAGCATCTGCAAAGAACGCAGTAGTTGGTGATACTGATGCTGGTACAGCAGCAAATGTAAACAATTCTGAGGATTGGGAAAATCAAAAACCATTCGGTTCTAGTGATAACTTGTTTATTGCAAAATATCCCGGTGCATTAGGAAATAGTTTAAAAGCTATAGTTATTGATGGTGTTGGTTGGGCAACATTTGCAGCTATCTCACCGGCAAGCTCAAGAACAGTCGATCAAGCAGCATTCATAAACAATTTTGATAGAGCTCCCGGAACATCTACCGATGTTAGTAATGCTGGTGGTCTATATGACGAAATGCACGTTCTAGTTATTGATGAAGGTGGTTTGTGGACAGGAACACCCGGTGAAGTATTAGAGAAACATGCTTTCGTAAGTAAAGCATCTGATGCTAAAAGAATTGATGGTTCTTCTAACTATATTGGAACTGTACTTCAAAATGAATCAAAATATATTTGGTTGGGTGATCCAACTGAATTAGTTGGAAGTACGACAGATAGTGGTGGAGCTCTAGCTGCTCCTAATACACCAAAAGCAAATAAGACATTTGATAGAATAAATGGTGCTAGTCAAGCATTACAAATGCCAGGTGGTTCATTAACACTTGGTGTTGATGACAATGTTCTTTCTGATGCTGAATTACAAGCAGCTTATGCATTTTATATTGTTCCAGAAGTTGTAGATGTTTCTCTTGTAATGGCAGGACCTGGTACAATATCTACAGGAAATTATATTATTGATAATATTACATCTGTACGAAAAGATTGCGTTGCCTTTGTATCACCTGTAAAGGCTTCAGTAGTAACTGCTGGAACAGCTCAGACAACTAATATTTCAACAGAATTAGATACTCGTAGTGCTTCTTCATATGCAGTTATGGATGCCGCATGGAAATATCAGTACGACAGATACAATGATGTTTTCCGTTATGTTCCAATGAACGGTGACATAGCTGGATTGTGTGCAAGAACTGATTTCACGAATGATGCTTGGTGGTCACCTGCTGGGTTGAATCGTGGTGGAATTAAAAACATTGTTAAATTGTCTTGG